GGTTTGCGGGTTAAACCAATCATAAATACTCTCCATTTTAGCAGCATAATAAGCTCTCATGGCTAAAAGTGGTGGTCTAAATTTGTTTTTATATGTTCTACCTTCAGCTACTGCCCATAATCTTTTATGTACAACAGCTAGATAACTAAAGGATGGACATAGTTTTTGATATATTATTTTCCTAACATTCGCTTGCGGAGCAATATTAACTGTTATGGTCATTACAACCTGATTATTAGTAGGAGCATTATAAACTAAATTAGTAATAGTGACCGCTTTGTTTTCGTTATCACTAACTAAAGTAAGTCCATCATTTATTTTTACATCAGCTTGTAATGTAGCAAGGTAACTTTGAGGAATAGAAAAAGTAAGGTTAGAACCATTTACAACTATTGGAGTAACGTTTGGTATAGGCACGGGAGCTTTTAAAGGTAATAACTGATTTCCATCATATACTTTGAGTGGATCAACTCCATTAGCAATTAGTAATTTGCCTTGGAAATTTATGTGCGAAACAATTACTAGTGGGTCTACCTGATCCGTTATTATTTCGTAAGCCCCGTTAGCTGTAACTCTGGCAATTAATGCTCTTTCAATATAAACTTGGAAAGGATTAGTAATATTATCTAGAAGCACAGGGAAATCAAAAACTATTTGTAACTCGGTAGAAGTTATAACATTAATTTCAGTTTCTACTCCTATTTCTTGTTTGAAATAAATACGTATTCCATCATTAATAGAATTTCTTAAAAAGGTTCTATATTCTTGTTGGAAATTGGCAAGCGTAAGTGTTGCTCTACACCATCCACCTAAATTAGGATGTTCTGCTATTACAATATTATCCTGAGTAATAGCTGACTGATCAAGATACCTGACATAAACTAGTTTTTCAGATGTTCCGTTATCTTTTAAGAACGGCATAACTGCTATAACTTCTCGCCAGTAAGCAGCGTCATCAAAAGGGAAACTAGCAGTTAAGCTTGTGCCATACCGCAAAGCTCCAGTTTTATTATCGCTAACTAATATGTTCTGAATAAATCGGCCATAGCTAATATCATCCTTAGTATTGGTATTAATACCTTTAAATGGAAATGGAACTGGTAATGTTTGTGGATGATGATTAAACATTATAAACCATAGTTTTTAAAATTAGCTAAAATTTTCTTATCATTTTCCCATACATTCCTTATATAAGCCATTTTATCCATAAAGACCTTATTACTAAAATAGAAATAATATAAAGCCCCATGAACTAAGAATATATGATATGGAAGAGGATAAACGGGGGTATCAGTCTCAAGATTTGCATCGTTAATGTTTTCTACTAATCTTTTTGGATTAGGAGTATAAAATATAGATATATATTTTTTATCTATATTATCAGTCGTATCTATTTTTGTTGGATATTTTAATTTACTACTAATAAAAAGACCTGTCTTAGAACCAAAATATTTATTAATATCTTGTCCCACTTGTAAATCTTTTATACTTCCTTTTTTCAATTCTACATCACCAGCAAAAACATTTTCTATTTTAAATAAATCATTAGGATAGCTAAAAACATAACTTTTGTTAAATATTGGAGACTCATATGTTAAAAATATTTCTTTATAAGGTATTAAAGATGGCGAACCTGAGCCGTATATTTCGTAAAGCTCATCATTTGCCATATTAAGGTATTGCAAATAAGCAGCACGCTCTTTAGGCGTTAACTCGCTCTTATCAGTACTTAAGCGATTTGTTAGTTCTATTAATTCCGTTACGTTCATAATACCTCTAAAGGATATAAAGGAGGTTTTTACCTCCTTTATTTATGCTCTGTTATTCACCATTATTAGTGCTATAGAACAATTGTACCATTGCAGTCTTACCCAAGAATAAGGCTATTTGAGCAGTAGGTATCCTTAAAATCAGTTTAGAGTTAACAACTGACAACGAACTAACGTTAGCAACAGTTTTATCCCAAATCCCAATAAAGGATGGAGTAGCACCAGCTCCTGCTTGTTCCGTAGAAGCTGGGTTATAAACACCTAGCAAAAGAGCTGCAAGTACTGGACGAGTTCCTGAAATACCAAGTTTTACTAGATCAACAGTTAGATAGTTGTTAACACCAGCAGATAAAGCTCCACCTCCAGGAATACTAATTGCAACTAATTTACTAATAACCTGATCAGCATATTCAGCATTAGCAACAATTGGGGTAACGCTATCAGCGCCAGCACTATCACCTGTAGCTCCAGTTATTACATTTGGATTTACGTTAACAACTGCTCCAACACCAGCAGCTGCGGCAGGAGTAGTAACGTTGTATCTATTTAATATAAACATAATTAACCTCTTTAAGCTATAGTTGTAAATGAGTGTACCATTCCATATTCAACTAGATTGTTATTGTTTCCTTTAACACCTCTAGCTTTAGATGGATATTTAAGCAATTTAAGTCCGCTGATTTCATTGTGAGCAAGACCTTTATACAATTCGTAGTCTGTAGAACTTCTGAAAGTAAAGGTTGGAGTTTGACCCATACCAAAACCAACAGCAGCAGCACCGCAGAAAAGAGAGTAAGCATAAATTTGACCAGCAGCATTGGTAATAAGGAAATTGCTAAGTTCTGGTATAACAATCACCATTACACCCTCAATAGTTCCTTTGTACATAGAACCATAAAGAATTGATGGTTGATCTTGATTCTCAATTACACCTCTATTTACTTGAGCTTGCCATACTGGATCAGCTGCTAGCTTATTGTATGTTTCAGGAGCTATAAAGAGTACATAACGCTTATCTTCAAAACCTTGATGTGTTTTGTACTTGTACGGACGAACAGATGACTCTTTAACTGTATAAGCAGCATTGGTTATTGGTAAACTTTGACCAGTTGCGGCTTGGTTAAACAACTGACGTATATGTGATACGTTCATTGTATTTGTAGCTACTGGAAACTGAGCAACTAATAAAGCTGCTGCAAGGTCTACATAAGTCGTTCTAGCATTACCGCCCACAAGGTTTGGGTCACCAATTAATATTCTAGCTCTTGAAATACCGCCTGCTGCTTGATCTAATCTAGATGCAAGTATTCTAGCTCTTAAATCAGAGTAACTAAATTGTTGATTTAAACTAGGGTTTATTCCAGCAGCACCACCATCAAAAGCAAGTGCAAAAGCTTGTAAAATTCTTTTTGTATTTAGTGAATCCGCTTGAGAAAGTAAATCAGCTCTAACGTCAGATTCTAATTGAAACTTAGTTTGTAAGCTCATAAGTTGAACATCAGTTAGCAATGTTGCAAATCTTATTCTTCCAACATCTACCATGTCGCTAACGTAGGTTAACTCTTGCTCGTTACCCTCTAATTGCTCATTGCCGATTGCAACAGCAGGATCAAAAGTTTGTCTTAGCGGGAATACAATACGATCTCCATCGCCTTTGTTTTCCATTTTGTTATAAATAACAGCATCACTACCACCCATGAAACGGGCAAAATTAGTAACGTTTCTATAATCCTTTAAATACGGGATTGTAACATTTTTCATAAACAGTTCGTTTTGAAAAATATTACTACGATCGAATGTCGCCATTTTAAATTACCTTTCTTTTTTTGAATGTTAAAAAATATTAACTTTAAGTAAAAAACCTAAAATTTTATTAATTAAATTCCAAGAACGGGAGAAATCTTTTGAAGCGAAGTTATGAGGGAGAAATTACTATTAACGATTAGCAGGTAAGGCCAAGGCCGCCTCTATTATTAATTAATAAAATGCCTCTCTTCCTTTGAAGAAATGCCTTGTTTCTAATTTTGCCAAATATCAGCAAAGCTTTTAGTTTGTTTTGTACTCGCAAGGTTAGAAACTTTAGAATTTATTGACCTATTATGCACTATTCCCTCAGTGGTGTCAACTTCGCTCTCTAGTTCCTTATTACGCTTTTCCAGCTTTTCTATTTTAGCGTGTAGGGATTTTATAAATGGAATAATACCCCCACTTTTTGTTGCTCCTTTATAAACTGTTTCGTAAATCTCAGAACCAGTAGTAATTATATGATCAATTACCACTTCTGGACTTTCACTAGTTATATAATTTACTATTTTTTCTTGTTCATCAGCAGGTAATAATGGAAAGAATCCAAAAAAAGCTTGGTATTTTTCGTCTAACTCCGAAGTTTTATTATATTTTTTAAATATATTAAATTCCTTATCAAGGTTGACTTTAAGCTGAGCATAAGAATTGCCTTTTTGATTGTCTGGTAGCTCTTCTTCACTTATTGCCGCTTCATCAAAAGCTTTTAAGGCTAAACCAGCTTCATCCTCATTTATAAGCGAATCTTCCTGTAATTTAGACAAGAAATCAGTTATTTTCTTTTTAGCATTAATATAAGCAGCGTTCTTCTTATGTCCCCAAGATTTCGCATCATTTAATTGCTTTTTTAATGATTCATATTCAACCTTTAAATCGGTTTTTAACAGTTCTTTTTGTTGCTCTTCTGGTTTTTCTGTTGTTTTTTGCTCTTCTTGGATGTCTTCTTGTTCTTGCTCATCTTTAACTTCTACCTTTTTTGGTTCTTCTATTTCTATTGGTTGTGATTTAATTTCACCCTGTTTGTTCTCTGCAATATTAGCCTCTCCTAAAAAGATTTTAGCAAAAGCATCGTCTACATTATTTTTATTTAAGTTTTCACTCATATATCTATCTCACGTTTTGTTGATTATTAGGGATTTCTTCCTTGATTTCCTTTTCTGTTTGATTTCCTTGCCCCTGCATCATTTTTATAAATGCTTCATTTAAAGCGTAGCTATCTGATTCAGTAAAACCTAATTTCTTTAAGAAAAGCGGCTCTGATAGAATAAAGGCAGGATTAGGGCTATTAAGCAATGCTTCAAATTTAGCCGCTTCCTCTTCATGAGAAGTTGCAAAGTTTGGAGTAAAATCAGCAAAGATTTCAAAGTTAATAGTTGATATTTCATCGCTTAAATAACCTTGATTAAATTTATTATCTTTGTAGTAATTAAACGCATATTGTAGGTTTTTAATGCCTCTGATCGTATCAAGGATTAATTGCCCCTCAGAAAATAACATGTGTTCATAAGTTGCATGCAAAGGGTTTTGGGTTCTTGCGGCATTTACGGCTCTCGCTTGAATAGCAACGCCACTTACTGCGTTAGTCTGTTCTCCTTTTAGTTCATCAAACAACTGGGTTCTTTGTTCAAACTCTAGATCAATTCTAGTTAGTGTTCTCTCTAAAAACGGCAATAATGTTTCAGAATTAATTAACTGTACTTGATGAGGGTTTTTAGTGAAAATCATCCCATCACGTCTATTAAGTTCTCCCCGTAATATTGGTCTCATTTTCTCTAGGTTTACGTTATCCTCATCAATAATTAAGTATTTTGAATTAAGACCATGAATGGTTTTAGTCCACACATAATTTAAACATGTAGAAAGAGGAATAAGCCCATCAACTACTCCGTAAGGAATACTCAGATAGTTTCTTTTTAAACATAAAGGCACTAACGGGAAATGCTTTTGATTAGGTATCTGTCCGTCAATAGCTCCATGTTCCAATAACACATCAGCACAAAATACACCTTTCCAGATTTGCGTTCCCTCTAGCTCTTTTAAACTAGAACCTTTTACTTTCCTACTCTCTGCTATTTCTTTATCAAAGGTAGAGAAGTATTGCTCGGTTACAACTCCGTCAGGAGTCTCTGGAGGAAAAGCAACTATTGCCTCATAGTATTTGACGTTCTTTTTATAGTATAATTCAACAATACGTGCTGACCTACCAAGTACCCATAATTCTTCTAACCCGTCCCCATGATTTAAATCAGAATAAGGAACATAATCATCTCTAATTACTCCCGCTCCTCCGCTTGCAAATTCTCCTGTGGAATTAGTCGCAGTAGGTTTCCCAATTAAATTATCAAAATATTCGCTATATTTAGGATAACGTTTTTTAAGTTTTGTCCCATTAACAAAATAACTACGACAAACAAACTGTGAATCTTCCATACGAGCAGATTGGTCATCTGGGTCAAAATAAATTTCTCGTGGGTCTACATAATCATAGAAAAAAGTACATGTGCTATCAGGTTCATAGCCAAAATGAGACCATCCAAGCCCTCCTATTAAAGCATCGGTATATTTCTGAGTGGATTTATTTTGAAAATCATTTTGCGCCTGAATAACATAAAGCATGTTATTTAAGTATTCAGCTAGCAAATCATGTTTTGATAAAGATGTAGTGGCTTTATAAGCTATTCTTTTTCTTGCTGCTATTTGTAGAGAAACGTAAGTAGTAACTATCGGCTCTACTCTATTAACAACAAAAGGCATAGCTCCAACGTCTGCAAATTCCCTTTTTAATTCTTCATTCCATTGATCACCATAATAGAATTTAAGGTTTTCATCATATTGCAAACGCCATTTCTTACGTATTTCTGAATTAGCAGAATAATAGAAATAGTCTTTTAATTCTTGTAATACCTTTGATTTAGCTGGAGTTAGATTTATCATGTGCGCAAGGTTCTTTTTTTGTTTCAACTGACTCTTTCTACTTCTTCATATCCAGTAACGATACAAGAAAAATTATTGTCATATCCATCTGAATAACAAATCAAACTATCCCCATCTAACATTCTATGTTCTACAACTTCTGAAGCTTCGCCGTAAATAATAGCAAGTAAATCAGTTGTTTGATTAGCAAATATTAACAGATTTTCAGCAATAAATGCTTCCTGCACTGGGTTTTCCAAAAGAGCTATTACTTGTAAATTAAGCCTTATATTCCTACCACTCCTATTACAACATCTAATTGACTTAATAACAACGTTACCCTCAGAATTAAAAAGAGCAGTCTTGGAATCACTTAAATTATTAAATAGCAGTCTGATTGGTTTTATGAAGTTCACAATCTTTTAAAAAATCCTGTAATTGATTATATTTTGCAGCAAAAAGTTCTTTTTCCTCGGTTGGCATTTCTGCTCCTTTAGCTCGGTAAGAGTAATAGTCCATT